CAGTTGGGGGGATAACAGCACACCAGACAGCTTTGTACTGCCCTCTTGGCGCCACTTCCCATCGGTCAATGTATACGTCTGGCATGTTCTTGAGAACCTTCCTGACGTTGGTCTTCGGTCTAGCCAACAAGTCTGACAGCTCCTCTAAGGTCATGCCATCAGGTATTCCTCTGAGCGCAACTCGCACGCTCTTAATCACAGCCATGCTCATGAAGCCCCTTTATCGGGCTTTTGAGCCGTTTTTTGGTCTCGTTTAGGGTCAAGGTGCTTGAGAAGCTGTTCGAGGCTTAGAGAGCCTGTTTTTTCAAGTCGTTCAATTTCGGTCAAAACGCAGTCAACTCCTGCGTTAAATCCTTTGATGTAGTCGCTCATGATGGTCTCGCTCATGCTGGTTGGAGAAGAGCCAATTGCAGATTAGCCAGCAGTTGCTCAGCTTCGGCGCGAGTCAGTGGGACGCCCATCATTGCACGGCGACCTTGCAGAGACAGCCAGACGCCGTCGTCGTACTGGTCGAGGCTGATGCGAACTTCTGCCTCGGTGTTGAATGATGTTTCGATTTCGTTTGTCATGATGGCTCCTTATGCGTTGCAGATAGCGCGAAGTTCAGCCTTGGACAACTTTGCCCACTGCTGTGCTGTTTTGAGTGTGTTGGCTTTTGTGCCAAAGCCCTTGGTGAAGCCAAGGTAGCGACCGTCTTCGGTCTCTGTGCTGGCAAAGATGATCCAGTTGCCTTTGCGGAACTCGCTGATCTCAATGTTGCTGGAGATTTTGATTTCTTTGGTCATGATCTATTCCCTTCAAGTAACCGCCTTATTGGCGTGAATGAATTGTAACACGAAATTAAAATGAAATAGAAGTAGGGACTTTCCCTAATCAATCTGCTCTTGAGCCAGCGAAGGCTTGGATGCCATGCTTGCGCAGGACTTCTGCGAATGCGTAGGCGCCAGCTTCTTTGATGTCCATGGACTGCGTGGGGTTGCCAGCAGGGTTCCAGATAGACCAGCCCTTTTGCCAGTGCTTGCGACCGACGTTGTTTTTCTTGCACCAGTTCACAAAGGGAACACGTGCGCTTGGCAGGTCAACCCAAGCAAAGCCACAGTACATTGGCTCGCCATGTTTTTCCATGAAGGCGGCTTCGGCGGCTTTGGCGGCGTTGAGGGCTTCTGTGTAGATGTTGTCGTAGTTCATGATGGTCTTTCAAGTAAAAGCCCCGAAGGGCAGGGATTAGTTTGACAGTGCCTTTGTTTCGGCGGCGAGGATGTTGTATGTGATCTTGGTGTGCTTGGCGATCAGCTCAGCAGGAGCGTTCAGCTCTTTGGCAACAGCCGCCCAAGCTGTGCTTTTCTTTTCTGGTGTGTGCTTGATGGTGGTCACGTACATCGTGCCAGCGTATGAACCTTGACCCAAAGTCTTGAGCTGGTTCTTGAGGTCTTCTGCCTGCTCTTGCAGAGCTTCGATTTGGTCTTCGATCAAGCCGAGTTGGTCAACGATTTTGAGAGCTGTAGTAGTAGTCATTTCCATTTTCCTTTTCAAGTAAACTGCTTGTTGCAGTGAATGAATTGTAACACGAAGTTAAAACGTGTGTGCAACTCTTTTTTTAATTATTTTCTAGGTACTTTCCCTACCTTTGCATCAAAAGAGCAACGACCCTCTCGATGGTCACGTTCAGGGCGTCCTGCTCGTCCATCTTCATCACCGACCACATGCGTTTTTGCCCATGCCAGCCATTGAAGCTCCCTTGGTGGCAGTCCTTGCACAGAGCCACCACGGTGTACTGCCTGTGCTGTTTGACGTGGTGGGCATCACTCGGTGGGGGTGCGTCACACACAGAGCAGGGTAGCTCCTTGACCAGTCCTACGTACGCCTTTTCTTTTGCTGTGAGAGTGTTATTCATTGACAAGCCTCATGCCGTATTCGTTTATTCCTTGGGGGATCACCAGCCCGTCACGTTTGACAAGCCTGTTCTTTTTGAATCTGTTGTAGTCCACAAAGTGGTGCCAGCGGTCAAACTTCCACACCACCTTGGCAACGTCTGGGTGTAGTAGCTCCAGCATCTGGGACTTGGGCATAGTGCCCTCGCTTGCGTAGAACGCCTCAGTGTTGCCGCCGCCCATCGATTGGGTTCTGACCTTGTTCTGCAAGAACGCATTAAACTGCACCGTACACATGCCGTCCTTGAGTACGCGCAGGGATAGGTGCGTGTCTTCGTTATAGCGCCCCTCCCAGCGGTGCTTGAGTGTGTTCTCAATCAGCAGGCAGGAGTAGATGCGGGTGTTCATCACAAACGGTGGTGGCGTGTCTTTGCGCTTGGCAAACATGGAGTAGTTGAACCCGGCAATAGGCACGTTGGTGTAACGCTCCACGAAGTCTTCAGCCGCCCGGAAGATTGCTGGCGTTTCGCACTTGATCTTCATGTTGCGGTTGAGGCGGTGAAAGCCATCGATGTTGTCGTCCAGCACCCAGTGGCGGGTGGCGCCCAACGAGATGGAGTGATCCCATGCGAAGTTACGTGCCGCGCCGGGGCCTCTGCTCTTCGCGTCCCCCAGCTCATCACACGTCACGTAGCTGTCAAGGTAACTCTGAGGCAACACCAACAACCTGAACGGATCCACGCTACTTGCGTAGTTATCAAATTCTTGCTCCTCGACCACCACGCGATATTCGGCGCCCATGCGTTCAAGCGCATCTGCCGTGAGCGTTGTACCCCATCTCCCCTTGGAGACGATGTAGATCGGGTGCTTAGGCTTCATCGACATATCGCTTGTCTGCCAGTGTTGCTTTTTCCTGAGCGGGATACCACACAGAGCTGGTCTTGGTGGTCACCGACTGCCCAATGAGCTTGGCAAAAGCCTGAAGGCTTTCTACGCTGTCAAAGTTCACGCGAAGAGAGTAGACGGGAAGCAAGTTCTTTTGCTCGTACTCAGGCATACCCGCCCACTCCTCGCGCCACGACTCCTGCTCTCCAAAAAGAACGTGCTGGTCATCGTTGGGCTTTGCGTAAGGCATTACAGGGTTGCCTTATCGACGTGGCGGTTAGAAGCCTCCATAGAGCGCCATACGGCGATTCTTTCCTGAGAGGCTATGAGGAGCCACCGAAGGCGTTCGCGCTCCTGTACGGCTTGTCTGAGGGCTTCTAGGTGCTCTTTGTAGCGTGGGGAGGCGTAGGCTTCGCGCTCTTGCATGGCGGCGGTCTTGTACTCACCGTTGCCGTATACCTCGGCGTTCTTCATCTCTTCGGCTTTGATGGTCTTGCGTAGCTCCTCCATGTACACCTTTGTTGCCTCTGCCTCTGCGTACTTGGCTGAGTTGGCGATCATGAAATCTACTGCGTCGTTGGGGTCAATAATTTTGCTCATGTTTGTTCCTCGATCTCGATTAAAAGTTTCCCGGGCTTTGTTCCTGTTTTTCTGTAAATCATGATGGGCTGAAAGAGTTGATCGTTCACCATCAATGCGTCGGCTAAGCCGTCCAGCGCTCCCTTTGCGGCGGCAAGGCAATTGTCCGCATCGCGCTTTCGTTTGTCAGGCATCTCAAACGTCAGCGTCAGCTTCAGTTCTCCGCCTGCGTGCTTCCAGCCCTTGAGCTGGTGTTTGGTCAGCCACGTGCTGTTCTCACGGTAGTCCGAGCGGAGCTGGTACAACTTGCCCCAGTGCGTACCCTTGGCACGGTTTGGGAATAGCTCCGACGGCGGGAAGTCCAGCTCAATCAGCACGGTGCATCCTTGTGCGAATGGCGTGGGCTAGTTCATCAAAGCCAGCCTGTAGGGCAATCTGTGCGCAGGCTTCACGCTCAATGCCGATGGCTTGCTTGGTGGTCTGGATTGCTACAGCCATGATCTCAGCCTTTGCCTGCGCCAGCCCCTCTTCGAATTCTTTTGCTGTGAACAACTGCTGTCCTGTGCCCTGTGCAAAGAACTTCTTCTGAAAGTCACTCAGTTCTACTTTTGCCATTTTCTCGCTCCTTTTTCATGCGGTTGACTAGGTCTAACATGGCATCGTAGCCACGCCTCTTTTCGATGTCACTCTTTACTTTTTCCCACCATAATTGCGCGTTCCCTGAGCCTTGCTCGATAGCCTTCCTCTTGTATCGGCTGATCCACTCCCGTGCTTCGCACTGCTTCATGTGTTCCAAGGTCTCCAGTGATATACAGACATTCGATGGCGCAAGCCTCGGTGTAGGCATTACCAAACCCACTGCGGATTTGGTCGAGGATTTGTTGGGCTTCATGTTTAGTCACTCCTGTCCCCTTGCTCGGATGGCTTTGGCGGCAGTAGACGCAGGGTCATCCATGTTCCACGCATCTTGGTCTTCACACACCTTTGCACACGCCTCACGCTCGGCAGAAGCGACAAGGGCGGCAAAGCGTTCAAGTTCTTCCAAAGTGTCTGTGAATGCCGCAGGACTCCAGCCGTTGGCTTTTGCGTACATGCGAATAATGTCTTCTCTGTTCATGATTTTCTCTTTGCTAAGCCTGCACGGATTGCCAGCTCATTGCGCAGGCGGTACTCGTACTTAGTTTTGCGGATCTGCTCGTGCTCGTTTGGTTGAAGATCAGGGTAGTCGTCAAACAGAGCGGCAAACTCTTGCCACTTGGGTGGGTAGCCATTGACCGATGCACCCCAAGAGATCATGTCGATCTTCATGACTTCACCAATCGCAACACGGATCGTCTCGCAGTCTTGCAAGGTCTCTGTGATGCGAGGCCACTCCATGGGGAGAGCCTGATGGTGGTAGGCACATACCCAGTGGCTACCAGTTGAGATCCCGCCAGCCATAGGGCAACCGTTGGCGTAGCAGTTGTGACCGTGGTGTTGGTCATCATCGACTTCGGTGGCTGAATCTTTGTATTTTCGTTTGGCAGTTTGGTAGCTCATTTTTTGTCCTCGTGGTATGCGCCTTCGATGATGCGCGGGAATTTGCTGGCGTTGAAAAGGAAGTCGATGTCAGCCTTCCAGTCTTTGGATTTGCCTGTCAGGAACTTGGAGTCTTTGACCATGTTGAAGTACCACTCAAAGAACTCGAGACCCTGCTGTCGGTCAAACTTCTCGGTGGTCACCACCTCACGCCATCTGGCGGCAATAGCTCTCTTGCGTGAATCGTTGACAACAGAGACTGCTGGCAACATGGGAAGGAGCCTGTTGTACATCTCCACAATCTCTGCAACTGGACATGCAGGGGCTGACTTTGGCTTGCCAAGGTCAGGAGAAGCTTTAGCTTCTTTAATTGGTTCTTGGTTAATGGTTATTGGTTCTTGGTTAGGTGGCGCTTCGTCTACGCTTGGTGACGACTCGTGCACGTTTCGTGTACCAGTTGTTCCATTAGCTTTACGTTTAGCCTCTCGCTCATCAGCGATTCGTTTGTTGGTCGTTGCCTTGGCATGGTACTCAGCAATCTCCTCACGAATACGGCTTTGGACATAGACACCGTCTTCCAAATCAAAGAAGCGACGCAGGACAAACTCCACAGCTTCGATCTCTTCTTTGCTGGAAGCCCACGTCCATTCAATGGCATCGTCTAGGGTTGGGAAACGCTCTCTGTCATAACAGGAGTCGATCAGCAGGGTATAAGCCCCGTGTTGAAGCATGGACAGTCGTCCAGTCTTCTTGGCATAGTCGCCAATATTTTTCTTAAAATAGTGCATAGCACTTCTCCGCAAAACTCCCAGAAAGAAACTGCGGCAGGCGGGGAGTGCGCTCTTCGGTCGGGGGATCAATCCCAACCTAGCCGTGTTTCAAATCATGTTAAACGAAAAACAGATCTGGACGCAAGTCTTTTCTTGTGACCATACCTTGTGTTGCTTTTTCGATCTTAACCGCCAGTGCGGCAGACGCAGTTCTGCGTTCATGGATGAGCAGTGACATCCATGTCAAGCTGATGCCCAGATACTCTGCCATCTCACCTCTTGCGCCCAACGGCTCCGTCGAAAAATACTCTTGCAATGTCATCATGTCCTCAATAGGTTGTTGGCGGCTAGGAACCCCCAACCCTACGCGGTGCTTGGAAGTATCTCCAAACCCTGTGCGCTTAACC